CGCCCCCACATAACGGGGCTTGGTAAGGAATTTTTCGCAAACGTCACAATGGCCAATGGCCTAATCGAAAAGGTTAAATGAAATGCGCGACTTTAACGCCAACGCTTATGCTATCGTCATCCATTCCCGCGATTTGATGGAAAGGGCTTTTGCTTTGTACCATGCCGCAAGTCGCCAAGAACCGACAACCTATGAAGTCGCAAGGTTTCAAGACGATTTGCAGCAAGTCGCCAAAGCTTTCGATACGTTCAACCAATCAACCCAACAAGGGGAAGAATAAGATGCAAACGGTTTATACTCTAGCAACCGACAAAGCTTTCGCAATTCAACCTTTGAAAGGGGTTGGCCTAATGACGTTAGAAGAGGCGGAATATTGGCGCGGGATTGCGCTATCCATGAATCGCCCTTGTCTTGTTGTGAATGTGAAAGGGCTTTCGCTATGACACGGAAAGAATATCTTAACCTTTGCCTGACATTACCAAGGGCTTGGTTGATTGATTGCGCTGCAAATCCCTCAATCGGTATGACACAAACCCATGTTAAGCTTTGCCTAATAGCTATTAGAAAGGGGCTTTGATCATGGCGAAAACCTTGGCGCTTTGGGTTATTGCGGTTTGCTATCTAGCCCAAACCTTTTCTTACTATAACGACGAGTCAGGCGGGCTTGTCTTAAGCTTTGGCAACCTTGGCTATTACTTTGAAGGGGCAGACCTATGAAGGGCAGGATTAGGGCTTGGTTGATTGATGCGGCAACCCTTGGCCTATTGCTCGCATCTTGGGGTTTGCTTTTTGCCTATGCGGTTGGCTTTGGTTTGTTGCCATAGGGGCTTGCTAGAGGGGCAAGAATGTTCGGGGCTAGCCTGCCCTATACAATCAACACGGATTGCCCCTTCCTTGCCCTTCCTATGACTTCCTTACCCCTATCTATTCTCTGCCCCTTGCCTTCATTGGCTTGGGGTTTTTTCTTTGTGGTATATATGCAATTGCATGAATACTTTAGCGCATCAATTGTTATGTTATAACGTAACATTTAGGTGGCTTGGTTGGGCTTGAAAGATTCCCATAAGGATGGCGATTCGCCTCCCCTAGTGTAAACTTTTGCCCGAATTTCCCCTGTCAATAGACTCTTTAGTGTCATCCAATAGGGTTGGGACCCCCCGAAAGATGGGCGGGGTAAACTTTAGTGTGGGGTAGTCGGGGTAGGAGCCAAGACCAAAATTTTGAAAAAAAATGATTAGGGAGGGGATAACCTATTGATAATGCGGAACATTCTTCCCCCTACCTATTAGAATCACTCCGTGACGAATTGATCCCTTCGGGATGAGCCACAAAAAAAACAAAGAAAAGTGAACTTTATTTACAGATGCCCCTTGACACGTCGAAGCACCAACACTATATACTTATAAGGTTTGCCCCCCTGAGTATATCCCCCTCAAAGATAGAAGATAACTATAGATCACTAAAGATACTGTAGAGGGATAGGGTATAAAAGATAGATGTATAGGGTTATCTGATCCTACAGGGTATTGATAGTCATTAGAGAGATACCTATATCCCTATAGTGACTGTACAGAAGGGATAGACTATGGCTATAGAGAAGTATCAAGGATTTACCTACAAGGAACTAGATGACAAGTTCACCTATGATCCAGTAGAGGGTAAGTTCTACAGTAAGAAAACTGGTAAGCTACTAGACTCCACTAAAGGTGGGAAGATGTATCTGGGTATCCGTATTGCTGATGAGGTCATACCACTACAGCCAGCTAAGGTAGCTATGATCCTTGTGGCTCAATACTTCCCTAAAGATGACGAGAGGGTTGTGTTTAAGGATAATGACAATCTTAACTTTGCCTATGACAATCTAAAGATCATCAAGAAGCGTGATAGCACCTTATTTGCTAAGAACGTAGTTAGACCTAAAGCCCACAATACTCCTGTTGATGGTGTGGTTAAGATCATGCCTATGGGCTATTTTGTGGCTAGACGAGGACCAAACCAAGCTGTCTACCGTAGCTATGACTTTGAAGAAGTAGTCAGAGTGCGTAAAGAATGGGAGATTGATAACACTATTCATCGTTGGGATAGCACGATGCCCAAGTGTTTTCAGTGACTTTGAATTAAAATGTGGTGCTTCCGTAATCTTTTTTGTGGTTTTGTGGTATTTTTGCCACACTACCCCTTGACATATGGAAGCACCAACATTATATGTAGTAGACAAAGGCAAAAGATCATGCTTCCCCACATATTCATGCAATCATGGAAGTGCATTAGATTGAGCCTTTGTGCAGTATTCCACTAACGCCTTCTGATAGCTGACGTTGTAAATCAGCAAGAAATCCAAGCGCAACATAGTGGTCCAAACCGCTGTCTAGTCCGTGGCGGTATATAAATCACAGCCTGCGTAGCGGGTGCTGGGTCGAAATCTGAGGTCCAACTTAGATAGGCTAACGGATTGCCAATTCATGTAAGATGAGATTATCATGGCTGAACTACTAAAGCACAAGATGGAGATTGCTACTGCCATTCGCCGTCAAATCGGTGCTGGTGTGGCTATGAAAGTCATTCTGGATTTCATCCAACAATTCAAAGATGCACCCTCTTCAATGAATGGTATGTACAAGACATATCGTGCTGACATTGCAGATGCTCGTGCTAACCTCCAAGAAGATATGGGTTCTGTGGTTATCAATGCTGCCAAGGGTGGTGATTGGAAAGCTGCTGAACTTGTGTTGCGTTCTAAAGCTGGTTGGTCGCCTACTCAGACTGTCGTTGAGGGTGAACCTGAAGATGAAACTTCTGATACTGGTGCTATTGATGATCTTCTGGCCTTGCTAGGTAAAAAGAAAAAAGAAAAAGAAGAGTAATGGTAAAGAGAGCCACAAAGAAGCCGACAGCTAAACCTGAACCCACAGGTAAGAATGGTCTCGCACTTCATGCTGATGATCTTCGTGGCATGGGTGAAGACGTAGGCGAACTTCTGGCTCAACTTGATCCTGCTAAGGCTAAGTCTCTTATCTACAACTGGCACTTCTGGGCTAGACCCAATCAGCTTGCACCTTCGGGTACATGGAACACATGGTTCATCAATGCTGGTCGTGGCTTTGGTAAGACAAGGGCTGGTGTTGAGTGGGTCAGGGAAAAGGTTAAGTCTGGTGCAAAGCGTATTGCTGCCATCGCTGCTACTAACTCCGACATTGAACGTGTTATGATCAATGGTGAGTCTGGTTTTCTTGCCCGTTGTTGGGAAGGAGATAAGACTAATCGTGGTGTTAAGATGGGGATGCCTGTGTGGTCCCCTACCAAGCGTACATTGACTTGGGAGAATGGCGCACAGGTTCAGTTCTTCTCAGCAGAGGAACCAGAGCGTCTTCGTGGCCCTCAGTTCGAGTGTGCATGGGGCGACGAACTTGCTGCTTGGAATAAAGACCGTGACACTTGGGATATGCTCCAATTCTGTCTGCGTCTAGGCAAACACCCCCAAGTCTGTATCACCACAACACCAAAGCCAACTAAGTTGGTCAGGGAAATCCTGAAGAAAGATACCACTGTTGTAACGAGCGGTTCTACTTTCGATAACTCAGCTAACCTTGCTGCTCCTTATCTGGCTACAGTTAAAAGTCAGTATGAAGGAACCCGTCTTGGTCGGCAGGAACTCTATGCAGAAATCCTTGATGAAGCATCAGGGGCTTTGTGGACTAGAGACATCCTACAGACTTGTGAGACAGACATCCCTGATCCTGTAGACTTCGCTAACACCCTAGCAAGGGTTGTTGTGGCTATTGACCCTGCGGTCACAGCTAACGCAGAGAGCGACATGACAGGCATTGTTGTGGCTGGTATCGACATCAATGGGATGTGCTATGTCCTTGAGGATGCCACAGAACGATATTCGCCTGAACAGTGGGCCTCTAAGGCCAATGAACTCTATCATAAGTATTCCGCTGATCGTGTTGTGGCAGAACGCAACCAAGGTGGGGATATGGTTCGTCATACCCTTCAGACTGTCAATGAAGTCATCCCTATCCGTCTCGTTCATGCTTCTCGTGGCAAGTATGCTCGTGCAGAGCCTATATCAGCCCTCTATGAGCGTGGTAAGGTTAAGCACTGTAAGGGTCTTGACGAACTAGAGAACCAGATGGTCCAATGGGAGCCTATGGGTTCTATCGGTTCACCTGACCGTCTTGATGCCCTTGTCTGGGCCTTGACTGACCTAGCCCTAAACGGGGTTGCTAAACCCTTCCTAAATTTGGCCTATTCTGATGCGAAAGGTCTTTTAAGCCCTAAAAACTAATCACAGGTAGCCAAATGAATAAACTCAGCGAAACAGCGGCTAAGATTGAACTTGGTGTCTCTGGTAAGAATACCTACACGGGTGACATCCGCGCTGACGAGTTTCTTCAGGAACTTCGTGGCAAGAGGGCAATCCAGAAATATCGTGAGATGCGGGACAACAACGCTATCGTTGGTTCCATCATGTATGCCGTAGAGCAGACCCTACGCGATGTTAAGATTGAAGTCAAACCCGCTGATGATAGTGCTGTTGCCAAGCAAGAGGCAGACTTCCTACAGTCTGTCCTTGATGACATGGACCACTCTCTTGACGACCACATCTCTGAAGCCCTGTCTTACTTGACCTATGGGTTCTCGTGGTTCGAGGTTGTCTATAAGCGCCGTGAAGGTGACTTCCGCTCTCCCAAGAAGAACTCTAAGTTTGAAGATGGTCGTATCGGCATCAAGAAGATTGCCATCCGCGCACCTTGGACTGTAGAGAGTTTTGAAGTAGACCAACAAACTGGTGAAATTCTTGGTATGTATCAAGAAGCTGCTTGGGGCAAGCGTATCTCTATGATCCCCACAGAGAAGTCTGTGTACTATCGTACTACAAGTCTGAATAATGATCCCTCTGGTCGGTCGGTGCTTCGTAATGCTTATGTTAGCTACACATATCTCAATAAGATTCAGGCTTATGAAGCTACTGCTATCGAACGAGAACTACATGGTGTACCTGTTGGCCGTATGCCAGCGGAGTATATGAGTTCAGATGCTTCTGTAGATCAGGCTGCTCTTCGTGGTCAGTTTGAGCGTATCCTTCGGGACTTGAAGAACAACGAACAGGGTTATGCACTTCTGCCATCTGACCTCTATGTTGATGCAGATGGAAAGCCTACCAATCAACGTCTAATGGATATTGAACTGATCACAGCAAATGGCTCTCGTTCTATTGATATTGACCCTGTTGTCAAGCGTTACCAGCACGATATTGCTCGCAGCCTTATGGCTGAGTTTCTCATGCTTGGTTCTGGCTCTGGTTCTTATGCTCTATCAAAGACTAAGACAGACCTTTTCCTGAGAAGTCTTGAGAGTTACATCAACACTATCGTAGATGTCCTTAACAAGCAGCTTGTAGAGCGCCTGTGGCAGTTGAACGGACTGTCTTGGGACGTAATGCCTAAACTTGTTGCTGGTGATGTGGCTCCCCACGATCTGCGTGAGATTGCTTCCTTCCTGCGTAACATCAATGGCGCTGGTATTGAACTTCAAGATCAGGTTGAAGTTGTTGAAGACCTTATGA